ATCAATGTAAACCCCCGTATTTTTTAGGTCAGAAATAGTTTCTTTAAGCATATTTATTGCAAATGATTGTCTATGCCATTCCGTTTCCGTATCTTCATAACCTTCCGCAATGTCTTTACAAATGAGGCGAAGGTTTCGTAATAATTTTTTAGCGTTTTTATAGCCGTCAATATACCCATAGTGCTGAAATAAAATACGTGAACGAATAATTTTACTACCGTCCTCTACAATCGAATAAACAACGTCCTCATGACATCTATTTTTATATCTGTATTTACTGCGGAATATTCTAATCGTATCCACTACGGACATTGTGCAATCTCTTTTCTCATTATATGCCGTGTACGAGGCAATTTTAACCATTGCGCCCCCTATTTTTTCATCCTCATTAAATCGCTCTAATACTTCACCGATAAAATACGGGTCAGTCACTAAGTGTTCATCAATATCTAAATATATTACAATATCTTCTTGTACGTTTTGGAGTAGTGCATTTTTTGCCGTAGAAAAATCAAACTCATGTAAATTTAATTCATAGCCCAAAACTAAAACGTCTTCTATTTCAGCAAGCTTAATACCTACTTCTTTTTCTTTGTCAGTTGTTACTTTGCATAAAGAAATAGGAATAGCCAATTTTCTGTGATGCTGAATAAATTTATCTTTGAATTTTTCGTCACTATCACAATATAAAGCACAGATACGAACACTTAACTTATTTTCTTTTTTCATTTTCTTCTAACAAAATATATTTTATATCTTTCTGTTTCAGTCTTTTCATTTCTCCCTGTACAATACTAATAAACTCATCCCATTGTACGGGGTGAATCGTTTGGCAACCTTCTGATGAAGTTGTAGTATTCCCGCCCCTGTGAATGTTTATAGCGAACATACCGCTTTCAATGCTGTTTTTGCCGTCCCTAAGCACGTTTACGGGGCTTTTCTGTACTAAGGCAGTATAAGCCTTAACACGTCCGTTTGTTTGTCTTTCACGGTTTATTCCATGTTTCCCGATTTGGTACAAATATTCGCCCGCTTGTAATACTGCCATGCCTTTTTTTATTTTGGCATTTATTCCATAGCGTGACGGGTCTGTATTTGCATTATAGGACAAAAATATAGAGGGCGAAATAATAAAGATAGCGTCATCATATATTGCCCTATCATTTTTATTTCTTTCGCCCATTGTATTAAGATAATACCCCCGAACACCTAATAATAAACATTCGTCTATGCTTCTTTCGGGTAAGTATTTTTCAAGTGCTTCGTGACGTGTTATTAGTGGTTTATTTAGTGGTAACATAACCAAACACCGCTTCGATTAAACGATTAGATAACCATTTGTATTCTGCTTTATCTAAGTCCGTAATTTCGGGCAAACACAAAGGCAATACTTTTACTAAACGCCATGCCGCTGCTCCCGCCTGTAAAAAATATTTACTGTCACCCAAAAGAGAAACTTTCCCGTCCTCAAATACTTTTTTCGCACAAATAGAAATTTGCTCTAAATTGTCAATAGCGATAGATAAATTTTCTATTCCCGTTTCGGGCGTTATCGGTTCAATTTCACCACTATTTTCAAGTGTTTCGGCTTCATATTTTTTTGCCATATATTTTTCTTTCTCTAAATTTGAAAAATCCAATTCTTTCGGTTGTACGGTTGTTATTTCTATTTCGCTCATATTACTCCTCTACGGTGTCAAAGCAATGAAGGGCTATATTTGCAGCATCTTCTAAGTTTTGCGCACCCGTCGTATTTTCTGCACTATATTTGCCTACTTTAATAATTCCATTATCGCTATCAAAAGTATAGTGAAATTCATCCTCTGAAATAAATGTAATATTCATTTTTATACCTCTGTTAAAATCATTGTGCTACCACGTTCTATATATGTTCCCGTTGCGTTACTTGTATTTTGTGCCCATTGGAAAGTAAAAGTTCCCGCCGTGCTGCTCGTTGTGATAAATCCATGCATTATAGTTGTAAAGAAAGAAGTAGCCCCAATAGCCGCCGCACTATTACCCGCACCCGTTAATATATCTACGTCAAAATATTCACCACTCGAAGCATTTAGTGAGTGTATAAATAATCTCCCACTTGAGCCGCTTGGAGCTGAAAAAGCCCACTTAATTCCACCACTTGACGGAGCGGAGAAAACCCCCGTCGAATTTATTGCATACGTTGTATTTGCCTTTAATTCAAAAGTGAAATCATTATCGTCTTGCAAAGTAGTTGAACTTGTCACCGTTTCCCTACTTGTTTTTACTTTTGAAAGTGTTTCCTTTGTCGCACCGCCCGAAGTTGTACCCCCGCCAAAATTACCTATTTGTTTCATTATTCAGCCGTCGAATTGTTTACAAATAATTGCCAACGTATTTCAGCCGAAGCCGTAGCTTCGATAACTTTTATCGAATTTGAACTATGTAATTCATGTTCATAAATACCGTCTTTTTTCAACAAAAATCCGTTTGTTGTAGTTGGTGTTGTACCGTCAAAGGTAATATAAACGTCATTAGTCAAAGGTTGCAAAATAATTAAATCGGCATCCGTTGTTGAAATATCCGTAGCCGTTGAAATTGTTGCGTCCCTTTGTATAGTCCCTTTTGCTTGTAGTCTCTTTTTCATAGCGTCCTATATAAAGCCCCGTAATTTTATTTTACGAGGCGTGTGAGTAATTTATAGCGTTATTTTTACGGTATGCGTTTTAATCCTGCCACATTAAATGAAGTGGCGTCGTCAGAATGTTGAATTTTATCGAACAAAATAGCGTCAGCCGTTAAGAAAGTCCCCGCCGAACCGTCGCCCGCCGTTGCTACCAAATTAACATATCTTTTGCGTCCCTCTGTGGGAAATGCAAACAAATATGTTTTATTGTCGTCGGTTGCGCTTGGTAAAGAACCTGCGTATGTTAATCCTGTAATGTCCGCCCCGCTTGTTAGTGTTGTAGCGTCTGTTTTTGCGTCAGATTCTTGTACTTTTAACGCCGTCATTGCAATGTCAGTAGCACCTAATTGTACTTTAATGTAACAGTATTTCGCCCCCGCCAAATCCACTACATTACTTGTCGCTGTTGTATTATCCAAAATTGCCTGCGGGACAATCATTGGATGAATTGAAAAATTACTTATATTCATTTTATTTTCCTTTATTAGTTATTAAATTATGCGCCTGTAATTAAACCTACATACGTTCCCGCTTTGGTTGTTGTACCTTGTCCGTAAACAGCGTAACCCATACGCGCGTTTGCCGTGTAAGTAATAATTTTATTTAAGAAGTCCGTTCCGTGTGAGTTTGTACTTTCTACGGTTAATTGTTGACGGTTACCAATCCATGCGGAATTTGTGAAATTACCAAGTAAAGCACAAATTTGGGAAGTGCCCGTAGTTGTAGGCATTTTTTCGTCTAACAAAATAGGAATACCAAATAACCGTTGCTGCGGTGCTTGAGTAATATCCGTTCCGACAAAAGTCGAACTTTGAATTTTAGGCGCAATTACTTCATCGTAGAAAGCACTTGAAACAACCCATGAAAGATTATTTCTAAAACGTGCAGGTAATTTTGACAAAGTACCCCTAAAATCTTCGGTTGTTAGTGCGCCCCAAGTATTTCCTGTGCCTTGTACTTTAAGACCTTTAATATTACCAATAGTACCGTCAACATTGCGCAATGAAGGACGCAAACCGATAATATTACCGTATGAACTCGTACCGTCACCATTTAATACAGCGTCGTCGAATTCTTCAGCAATCGCTTGAGCAAATAAAGGTGCAATTAACTGCGATAAATTAACGGCACTATCATTAAGCAATCTTTGAGTAATTTGTGTATAACCGCCAATTTCTTTAATATGTAATTCTAATTGCCCGAATTGTGCCGTACTTTCACTTGGTGCTTGAGCCTCTCCAACCCAATAACCCGTAAAACCGCTCAATAATTTCGGCATTGTCATCGTGTCGGTACTCATATTTATAGAAGTACCGTACCGTGTGTAATTACCGTATTGTTGTAATTGGTTAATAATTGCATAAGAAACCTCGACGGGCACAAAATAACCACCCGAACCGTTGTTACCTGCGTAGTGTGTTTTTACGCCAAATTTATTTAGCTGCTCAATAGATTCATGGCGGTTATCGTAGTGCAAACCTTTTAACCAAGTACCGAATATTTCAGCATCACGATAAGACTTAAAAGCACCGACAGGTTGCTCGTTCCTATCTTCGCCAACTTTAATATTCGCCATAGGGTTAATATTTTTTAGTTGTTCTTGTACTTTTTCGTCAACGATTTTTTTGATTGCGTCCTCATTAGCTTTATTTTGTGCTTCTAAATCCGCTGCTTTTTTGGCTGCTATTTCTCTTTCTTTTTCAGCTTGTTCTAATGCTTTTTTAACAGCGTTTTCTACGGTATTTACTAAATCCGTTGCTGTTATTTCTTGCGTTTGTTTTTCCATTGTTTAACCTTTAGTATGTTATTTTAATTATATTCGACGTGCCAATAACTGACGGGTTATCTTCATCGAAATCTTTTGTAATTTCATCAATAGTTGCATTTATTTCTGCAATCTTTTCTTTAAGGGCTTTTATTTTCTTTCTGTTCTTTTCAGAAAATTCGCGTCCTTTTTTTGTTGCCACTACATTATCAGGGTCAGCGGGCGTCGGCGTTAATGACAATTCAGCTAATAACCATTGTTTAATTTCGCCGCCGCTTTTTACTAATGTGTGTGAAGCCGCGCCCGTGCTAAATCCTAATTTACCCATGCGACCAAGCTCTTTAATCATGGCAATATATTTTTCGGCTTTTTCTAACTCATCAGTAAAGAAATCTTTGACAATCTTAGAAGAAATAACGCCTTTAGCATATACGCCGTCATCACGTTTCTCGAGTACTACTTCACCAATAGGCAATTTTTCAACCTCTTTATTGAAAGTGTGGTCGTAGTATAAAGGGAGCTTTTCGGCAAATCCAAAAAAAGTTTTCGCCGTGAAATATTCGTTGTCTAAGTCTGTATTATTAAAGCGTACTGCGTAACCCTCAATCTCGGCTGCAATATCGTTATCAGTTGTAATTGTAAACTTAATCATGGCATATAATAAAAAAAGGGCTAAAGGTAAATTAATACCAATAGCCCTGAAAATTGTATAAACAACCCCGCCTATTTAAGGGAGGCGGAGTCGCGAGGAGAAATGACCGTATAACGGTTCGCAAATATAACTAAAAAAAATTATTCCGCAATAACCTAAGTAACGTTTTTGCCTTAATCATACCATTTTCGTTTGACATACCTTTGACTACTATTTTTATTTTGCTATATATTTCGTCACGGATAGCAACAATTTCAGACGTGTCTTTTTCTATGTCAATTTCTTTCTTTACTTTTTGTTTACTCATATATCCGTATTTATGTGGGTAAAATCCATATTGTAATTTGCTCTTATTTCGGATTGTTTGCGCTGTTCTAATTTACTTACAGATTCTTGCAGCCCGTTTATACGATAGTACAACGTTTCAATGTGTTTTGTATCTGAAATATAAAGTTGTTTCAATATTTTTTGGCGTTCATGTTGCAAATAACTAAGCACAAATAAAACAACAACACATATAGTTAATATCAATTCCATACATTCCGCTCCATTTTCTTCATGTTTATTTCTCGTTTAGTTAATTCTACTTTGATATATTTAACGAATGATACAACTCCGTAAATAATCAAGGACACTACTACAATCACTACGCCCGCAATGACGTATAATAAAAAATCAAATGCTGTCATTTATTCCGCTCCCTTTTCTTTTACAAATACAAATTTTACGCGGCTTTTATTTATCATAGCCCCTTCGCCGTCTGTCATGGCAATATAAATAAAATCACTTTCAACTTGTATGCCTTCTACTTTTGTAAAAAATTCAGATTCACCGTCATCAAAATAAATCCTAACACTTGCGTTAATTACTTCTTTCTTTCTTGCAAATGCCGTTGTTTGTTCCAATAGTTGTTTTTGTAAGTCACTTTTGCGAAATTCCTTTGGTAGTTCAATCATTTTTCTTCTCCTATAATAAAATTAGGTCATGTGCCGAGATATTCCACCCGTTAATATATGCCACTACGTATTAACATATAAAACCGTTAGCCATGACCTGTGATTGTTAATTATTCACTTACTAAAATACAATGACAATTTACTGAATTTTTAGGGCTACCATCACCTGGATATTGCACCCATTCACCCCCGACAAAAAACGCCTGTCTTTTCCCATTTATTGGCTGTCCGTCGGCTGCTCTATGTGTTGCCCTATCTTTTGCGCCCCGTCCCGTATGTCGCCATACTGATTTTTTATTATTTTTCTTAATTGTTTCTTTTGCTATTTTACCGTATATTTTTGTTGTTTCGGTTGTTGCTAAAGTTTGGATTCTACCTTTAGAATATTTGTTTGCAAAATCCTTGCCAATTTCTTTAAGCAAAATAGATTCTAAATCGTTTCTGTTGCCGTATAATTTCGTTAATTCATTGACCCTATCACGTAATTCTTTGTCAATGTCAAGTATATTTGTCTTTATTACGTCCACAGCTTCGTTTTTAGCGTTGTTTTCTGTGTCTGTGATAGAAACGTCGCTCAACCCGTTAAAATCGATTGTAGCCTGTTTTGCGTCTTTAATAATCTTAGTTATTGCGCTATTTAATATTCCCGTCATTAGACTATCGA